TCAACGGTTGGCCGAGCAACGTGCCGCGGTACGGCCGCTCCAAGCCGTCAAAGTTGAGCCGGAACTGACGCCGGCCGAAATCGAAACTCAAATCGCGCAGTATCGGAGTAAGACATGAACACCTGGCTTACCGACCTCAAATCTCATAACCCCTGCGCCGATGGCTACGCTTGGGCCAAGGAAAGCAACATCGCCTCGCTGCCAGAGGCGTTCGCTAAGCTCGAACGTGGCGACTGGTGGCTCTGGCTTGCCTCTGCCTACGGCGTTTATCTCGATAAGCCCCGGCTCGTGACGTACACGGCCGACTGCGCCGAGCACGTCCTGCCGATCTTCGAGGATCGGCATCCCGGCGATAAGCGCCCCCGGCGGGCTGTCGAAGCGGCTCGCGCATGGGTTGCCTGTCCATCGCCCGAAACGATGGACGCCGCCGCCGCCGCCAACGCCGCTGCCGCCGCCGCCGCCGCCAGCGACGCTGCCTACGCCGTCGACGCCTACGCCGCCGCCGCCTACGCCGTCGACGCCTACGCCGCCGCCGCCTACGCCGCCGCCGCCAACGCCGCCGCCGCCGCCGCCGCCGCCGGCGACGTTGCCTACGCCGCCTACATCGACGCTGCCGCCGCCGCCGACGCCTTCGCCGCTGCCGCCTACGGCGGAGTGGGCGGCGACGCCGCCTACGCCGTCGACGCCTACGCCGCCGCCGCCTACGCCGCCGCCGCCAACGCCGCCGCCGCCGCCGCCAGCGACGCTGCCTACGCCGTCGACGCCTACGCCGCCGAACGGCGATGGCAAGCGGACCGGCTCCGAGAACTGTTCCCCGAAGTCCTGTCAGCATGAACACCTGGCGCGCACCGCAACTTCAGGACGCTTTCGGTGCCAAGCCGTTCGCCGTCTCAGACTGCGCCGTTGCGGCGGCCATAGCGCAATGCTGGCTACACCGTTCCGAAGACATGCCGGCGTCCGTCAAACTCAACCATGAACCCTGCGACTGGTGCGCATATCCGCTGGACGTTCTGCTGAACTCACTCAATGACTTCTGGCGCGACGAAGACACTGAATACCGTGAGCGCGACTTCCGCAACCTTGCGGAGGCCGTGCAACGTCGTCTCGTCGAGCAAGCGGCGCATGAGGTGCGGACGTGACGGACCTTGCTCGCTACAAAGCCGATCTCACCGGCTCAGATCCCGAGATAACCCTAGTCTGGCAACTCAAAGTCTCAGGACTTCCCGAACCCGTCCGGGAGTTTCGCTTCTTGGACGAGAGAAAGTGGCGGTTCGATCTAGCATGGCCGGCTCAACTGATTGCAGTCGAAGTGGAAGGCGGTATCTACTCTGCGGGTAGACACTCAAGAGGCGCCGGCATGGAGGCAGACATGGTGAAATACAATCGCGCGGCCGAACTCGGCTGGCGCGTTTTCCGCTACTCGCCGCGTATGATCGACAACGGCGAGGCGCTGGCTCAACTCGAAAGGGTGCTGAAGTGAGTAAGTGGAACCGGCCGATGCGCGAGTACCACGCTGACCCACTCACCTGCCCCACTTGCGGCAAGCCGATCCTTCTGAGCCAGGCGATCGGCTTTGTCAATGGCGCATATCAGCACGCCACGAACTGCATCGCACCACCGACGCGCGAGGCGTACCTGGCGCGCGTAGCCGCCAAGCGAGCGGCACGCCGAGACAACGCGACTGGTACTGGAGGTGTCTCAGATGCGTAGTCCTGACGGCCAAACCGACGTTGCCACATACGACACGATCACCGTGATCGCCGCTACGGCGTGCCTGCGACTTCTGGTACGGCCGAACCTCGAAAAGGAGCTGACAGCCTTCGACCTGGACCAGGGCGCGCGGCTGCTGGAGATCCTTCAGGACCTCGGCGTCGAACTACGGCCCATTGACGACGACCTCGACAGCGCCGGTAGCCTCAAACCTACCGCTCACGCCATAGATGGGGCGTGAAATGTGGACCAGGCTCGAAATGTGGATCGGAATGTCAATGACGGCCCACATTTCGTCGCTACCACTCCGGATGTCAAAGGTGGCTTACATAAGCCTTGAACAAGGGACGCCATATTCAAGGATAGGAGGCTGACGTGGGACGACTCCGAGAAGCCGTCTTAGCAGACATGCCCGACACGCCATTCCAGCGCGGCGGCCGGCACTGCGCCGTGGAGATCTACCGCAGACGACTACCACCGGCCGACTTAGCCACCTTCGACGGCTACCTTGCCGACCCCGACGCATGGAGCGGCCCGCGTATCGCTCGCCGTATGAGCGAATACGTCGCCGCGACAGGTATGGAGATGCCGCCCCTGAATGCCGATGTCATCACCTACCACCGACGAAGAGACTGCAAATGCCCTCGCTGAAGGAGATGGAGGCCAATGACCCGAATCCCGAACTCGAAGAAATCCGACGCTCCCTGACGCGCGCACTCTTGGCGCTAGATAAAGAGAAGGACCGAACGGCGATATTGCGGCAAGCGGTTTATCAGGCAAGCTTTGACGCATCCAGCACGCTGCAACTCGATCCCGTCACCGCGCCCGTCAAAGACAGGAGGCGCGGCAAGCCCGAGACGGCCATCCCGATCGTCGGCGACTGGCAGCTCGGCAAGAAAACCCCCACGTATACCTCAGAGATCTGCGCCAAGCGTATCGGCAAGTACGCTGACAAGGTGCGGCGCATCGCGGACATCCAGCGCGCCGATCATCCCGTGCGCGCCTGCCACATCTGGAACCTCGGCGACCTGGCCGAGGCCGAGATGATGTTCCCCGGCCAGGCACACCGCATCGACGCGAGCCTATTCCGCCAGGTGTGCGTCGATGGGCCGAAGATCCTGGCGGGCTTCTGCCGCTCGATGCTGAGCGACTTCGACACCGTAGACCTGTACTACGTGGACGGCAACCACACGTTTGGCGGCAAGGATCGCCGAGAGTATCACCCAGACGATAGCGCCGACCGCATGATCGTCGAAAACACGAAAGCTCTGCTGTCGAGTGAGAAGCGTTTGACGTTCCACGACCCAACGGTGGACGGCGAGCGTAACTGGTATGCGATAGATCGTATTGGCAAGTATTCCTGCCTGCTGTTCCACGGCAATCAGATCCGAGGCGGCTTCGCGGGCTTCCCCTGGTACGGCCTGGGACGTATGGTGCTTCGCTGGTACAAAGCGCTCGGCCCCTTTGACGACGTGGCGCTCGGCCACTTCCACACGTTGGCCGAAGTGGATATCAACGGCATCTTGGCTCGCGCCAACGGCTCAACCGAAAGCACGAATACCTACGCTCTCGAAGAGATGGCGTCGATGGGCCGGCCGGCCCAGCGCCTCATGTTCGTAGACCCGGCCGACGGTATCGTGACGTCCGAGTACAAAGTCTGGTTGGACTGACCGTTGACCCCTACTTCCAGCGGTGTAGACTAAGGGGCGTCATGAGACTCATCCAGCGTTTCGCGGACGGCGGCTACAAGCACGTCGCCCCTGAACCCCACCACGGACTCGGCCGTCCCGGCAAGACACCGCCGCGCATCGTCTGGGTCCGCACACCCTACGGCTGGAAACCGGCATGACACCCCGAATAGCGCGCGCAGACGCGGCCGCCACCGGGAGCGCAATCCCGAGCGCGGCCGATTTCGTGGCCGGCATCGCCACCGTTCAAGGCGTCGTCACGCAACTCCGGGTAGATCTCAAGGACCGCTTCGACAAACTTGACGAGAAGGTGGATGGTGTCTGCTCAGACGTGGACCAGCTCAAGACGGACGCCGCAGTCAACGCAGCGCTGGCCAAGCAGGCGACCGATTTAGCAAAGACAACTTCTGCCGATAACGTCCGGCTGGCCGAGTCGCACGTCTTGGCCTATCGTTGGCGAGTCGGTATCGCCATTGGCGCAGCGGGCGGGCTCGGCGGACTATGCATCGGCGTCTTCCGACTCCTGATAGGGCACTGACATGATCTTGCTCGCCGCCCTGCTGTTCGTCGGCGTCAACATCGGCGTCTTCGTCTGGGCGCTGTGGCTTGATCACCGCGTAGCGGTCCACGAACGCCAGAGCATGACGTCAGACATTTACTACCTCACTGAACACGATCCTGAGACCGTCGAAACGAGGACACACGCACGATGAAGATGCAACTCGGCCGACTACCCGCAGACCCCAATAAGCGCCGACTCCTGATCGGCGCGCCGACCTGGGCCATCCCAACCCCACCTCCGGCGGTAGACAACCTGTCGCGGATCTACCCGCTGGACATGGGCGGCAATGACGCATGGGGCGATTGTGTAGTCGTCGCCTGCCGAACGTCGTTCGAGGTGTCATGGAAGACACTCACGTCCGAGCCGATGCCTGCCGTCACAGCGGCCGACTGCATCGCGGACTACAAAGCGGCCGGACACTATTCCTCGCCTCCAGGTGATGGACTGGTAACGGAGCGGTTCCTCGATTGGCTGCTCGTTCACGGCCTGACCAGCGACCCACGAACTAAGCCGCTTGCATGGGGTTCCATCCACAAGGACTGGACGAGCATCGAAGAGGTAGATGCCGAGTTCTGCGGCGGCATCTACGGCGTCGTGGTTCACGCCGCGCAGGAGTACCCGGCGAAAGTCTGGGACGGCGGTGCCGGACAGGGGCAGATCGAAGGCGGCCACGAGATCGGCGGCGGACGATATGACCCGACCTACGTCTACGCGAACACGTGGGCGTATCAGTGCCAGCTCACAAAGTCCTTTGTGGGCAATCCCAGCGACTTCAACGAACATCACGTCATCATCTGGCCGCACGTTTGGGCCAGCCTCACACCCGAGCGCCGGACTCAGATCGCGGCCGACTTCCAGGCGCTTACGGGAAAGGAGTTCCCCACGGACCCAACAATTCAGGTCCCCTTCGCCGACAAAGGCGCCGATGTCAAAACCGCTACGTCCCTGGCCTGCTATATCAACCCGGACGGCTCGCCGACTCCGATGGTGGTCGTTCAGACGACGCGCAAGGGCTTCTTGGGCGGACGGTACACGGGCGCGGCGCACCAGCTGGCGAACGGCCAGTTTATTCTCGACCGCAACTTCACCTTTCGATAATGAGCAGCCTTTCTGTGTCGGGTGGCACCCGACCCGTCCTGGCTCCCACGGTTGGGCCTGTTCTCGCATCGGCAATGCCTTCTCAATTGGGTTGTGCGGCAGACCGAGAACGACCCTTAGTCCGAGGCCGAAGTAAGTCGGCCGGGTTAGCCTCCGGCGCATCGAGCCGGAGCCAGGGCGAACCCTGCAACCCCAAGGCAAGTTAGGGGAGGAGACGTGGCAACAGCCGGTGAGATCAAGGTGAAAATCAAGACGAACTCCGCTGAGTTCGAGGCTGCCTGTGCTCGACTCCATGCGGCCATTGAGAACCTACCGCCCATCCACATCGAGATAGTGGAGGATAAAGGAGCGAAACACATGAACAGACTAGCTGCCATCATCGCGGCCATCCACAACGCCTGGCTCACCATCCCGCTCGGCATCCGAACGGCGATCAGCTTCTCGCTCGCTGCCGTCACCGGCTCGGCCATCGCACTCGTACATGGATACGGCTGGTTTATTCCGAGCTCGCCGGACGCCGTCAAGGGCGAGGCGATCGCGTTCCTGAGCTACGCCACGCCGATCCTCGCGGTCCTCGTGGCGCAGCTCGTACGCAGCAAGATCGCGCCGGCCATCGTGACGTGGTTCCTGAGCACGTTCGGCTACGCGCCGACGGCCTCGTTCGCCGCGCTGCGTTCTGACGCCAAATGGGTCAGGATCTGACCCCCAATCATGACCGGCCTGGTATCTCGCGTTCCCTCTCCGCGAAGTAGGGCCGTCCGCGCTCCCCGCCCGCGTTATGGCGGGGACTAACTCAAAGGGGAAGCCGTGTCGCTGATAGCACTCTTGATTGTCGTGCTCATCATCATCCTGATCCTGAAGGCGTAACATCTGTATCGGCCCGTCCGAGTCGCGAGTGGAGACGGCAACCGAAACCCCTTACTCGCAGGGAACTAACGTGGCAGAACGCAAAGCAGTTGTGAAGGCCGGGGTAGAGGTGCCCCGGCTTCCGGTTGCCCGACGTCGGTATACAAAGCGGCAGAAGGCATCTGCCGTGATTGCAGCGGAGATGTCAAGCCAGACGCAGGCGGCTGAGGCGACGGGTATCCCGCTAACGACCCTGAACTCATGGATGACAGAGCCGTGGGCGGTAGAACTGCGGACTAAAACGCGAGCGGACCTGGCTGACGAGTCACGTATTCTGGCGCATCGGGTCCTAGCGGTCATCTCGCAGAAGCTCGACACATTCTCGCCGCGCGATTTGCCCATCTTGTACGGCATCCTCGTGGACAAGGGACAACTGCTTGCCGGCGAGCCCACCGTGCGAACCGAGATAACGGAGGCCCCTGCGTTCAGCGACCAGGAGAGGGAACTCTTGGCTGATGCCATCCACCGTGAGCTCGCCGTACGGGGCGAGACATGACGACTGCGTTCACTGACGTGCCGTCCGAGATGCTGCACGCATTCCGGACTTTCGACCTTCAGTTGCCGCGGTTTATCAACCGTCAGCAGTTGAGTTTCTTCTTTTCAACGGCACCGGAAATTCTCTACTCGGGAGCGTTTCGCGCAGGTAAGAGTCGCATCGGTTGCGAGAAAGCCTACGATCTCGCAAGGCGGTACCCAGGTATCCCAATCGGCATCTTCCGCAAGACTGCCGCGAGCCTGGCGGCGTCCACAGAACGGACACTACTTCACGATGTTATGCCGCGCCCGGCTATCGCGCGCTCCAATCGCACAGAGCGCTGGTACGAACTAGCCAACGGCTCGCGCATCTGGTTCTTCGGGCTCGACCCCGATCCCATTACCGGCATCCCGTCTAAGGTGGGATCTGTCGAACTCGGGTTTGCTTTCATCGATGAGGCCGCCGAGGTATCCGAAGGCGACTGGGAGATGGTCAAGGGCCGGCTCTCCTGGCCGGGCATCCCGTGGCACCAGATCGCCGCCGCGACAAACCCAGCGAGTCCTAAGCACTGGCTCAAGCAACGGTTTACGCCCCCCACGCCCGAGCGGGTCTACTTGCACGCATCCACCTTCGACAACCCCTCCCTGCCACAGGATTACCTTTCAGAGGCCGCGGGCGCCACAGACGACTTTCGCCATCGTCGTTACCACCTCGGCGAATGGGTAGGCGCAGAGGGTTCGATCTGGGTCCTGCCTGACGCTGCTGTGCAGCGTCCGCCGTTTGGGACGGCATATAAGCGCGTGGTTGCCGGCGTAGATTGGGGCTTCGTACACGCCTTCGCCTGTGAGATCGTGGGCCAGACAGGAGAGGGCAAGCTCGCCGCGCTTGACGAGGTATACGCGAAGGGTGCCCTGCTAGAGCAGGAGATCATCCCGCGCCTCCTCGCGCTGAAGATGGCGTACAACATCGAGACGTTCTATGCCGACCCCAGCCAGCCCGAGTACATCGCCGCCGCTCGTTCGCGCGGCGTACCGATTGAACCCGCCACTAACGACGTTCTTCCTGGTATCAGTGCAGTATCGAGCGCCCTGGCTGACGGCATGACCATCTCTCCCTCCTGCGTGGGGCTGCTCGGAGAGATCCCCGGCTATGTGTGGGCGACCGATAAACTCGCCGGTGGGTTCAAGGAAGCCCCGCTCAAGATCGACGACGACGCCTGCGATGCGCTCCGCTACGCCGTCATGGCACTACGTACCAATCCATGGGGCACCTACGGGACGGGCGTGGCATGAGACGAAAGCTCTACGCGTGCGGGTGTCTGGATTGCCATTGCGACTCGCCATCTAAGGCACCCATCTGCGGCTTCTGCACCGCGGACTTGCACCGCGCGGCCGTCATATGCGTGCATCCATCGGGGAAACGGCACGACATCACCGAACGCGGCGCGCAGTGTGGCGTAGACGTTCGGTTTGAGCATCCAATTCTTCGGGGTGTAGCATGATGTTCGCCCGTTTGCGCGCACTCGAACTGTTTGACCGGCTCGTTCTATTGGGAGCCGCCTTCGGGGCTGTGGGATTTGGGTTGATATGGTTCCCGCTCGGACTGCTCTTCCTGGCTGCTGTCGCACTGACGCTGGCAGCCGTCATCGACCGGCGCACACCTGCAATTGAGGCGAAGCCATGAGCGTCCTAGTCCCGCGCCGTTTCGAGAAGGCCGTCATGGGTCCCGGAGCTGCGGCCCAGATGACGCTGCAACCGATGTGGAGTGCCATCCACAGTCCGCAGAAGATGATGCAGATGGCGCAAGCCATGTTCCATACCGATCCCTGGGTACGGCGTGCTGAGGAGACTGTGGACCTCGCCTGTTCGACCGTCGATTGGCACCTCGAAGACGAGAATGAAGAGGAGATCGACGAAACCACGACCGGCCCCGCTGGTGCCGCGCTATCACTCCTGGAGAAGCCGCAGGGCGCCCTGACCGAGCGTCAGCCAATGACGCGCGCTCAGTTGTGGTCGATTACCTTCCGTCATATGGGCCTGTGCGGTTCGTCGTTCTGGCTGTCTGACCAGATGGAAGGGCTTGCACACACCCCCTTGGCGACGCTCTATATCAACCCCACCCGTATGACGCCGGCCGAGGACGCACAGGGCAATCTGACGGGCTGGGTACTCGACTACCGCGGCGCCGCGGGTACGGGCGTCCCGCTCGAACTCGATGAGGTTCAGCATTTCAAGCTGAACGAGCCGGATAGCGGACACTTCGGCATTGGCATCGTCGAAAGCGCGCTTACGAAGACGGCCCTGACTCGTTTGTCAGACGCACACGCTGCCGATGTCCTGGCGTCCGGCGGACGGCTAGCCGGCATCGTCTCAGCCAAAGCAGGGGGTACGATCCCAGACGCCATCTTCCAGCAGCTCGTACGCGACTTCCGTACCGTCAACGAGCAGCCCGGCGCCGCCAAACACGTCACCGTCATGCAGGGCCCGGCCGACTTCACACCGATGGCCGCTACGCCTGCTGAGTTGGATCTGCTCAAGCTCATGACTATGGGCCGTGACGACACACTCGCGCTGTGGGGCGTCCCGCTCTCTCAGATCGGCGGTTCTACGCCGTCCGGGCTCAACAGCGGCGAGGTTCGCAAGTACGATCGCGCGGCGATGTGGCAGAACGCCATCCACCCGCGACTCGTAACGTTCGCCGAGGTTCTGCAGTTCCAACTCCTGGACCGCTTCGCCAAACTCGGCGCGACTATTGAGTTGGAGATCGACGAACCCGAGTTTGACGACGACTCCCCGCGCTATGACCTGCTTGCCAAGTCGCAGACGATCACCCTGACCAACGACGAACGCCGGGCGCTGATCGGCAAGGACCCGCTACCGCCGGAAGTCATTGGCGCAACGGGACGTCCGCTGGGTGAAGAGGTGTGGCTGCCTGCAACGTTCGTGGTGGTATCCAACCCCGCCAGCCTGCCCGTCCCGGAAGTCGGCCCCACGCCGACCGAGGTCGCTCTTGGACGTGGCGAACCTCAGGACAATCAGGCTGCCGACGCGGCGGGTGAAACTTCTGCCGGTAAGGCCGCGCTCTCTGGCCCGCGTGCAGCGATGCGCCAACTGCGCACCGGTATCGAGACGAAGATGACGCCGCGTATCAAGAGCGCCGTAGCAGCGTTCCTCGATGCACAGAAACACGAGATCGCCGCCCTGGTGCGTGCAAAGGGCGAGCACCTTGCGAGCAAGCCGGGCGATCAGTCGGCATGGTGGAACGGCAAGCGATGGGACCAGCGGCTCAGTACCGCTCTGGCGGGCCACCTGGGAGGCATCGCCGAGATTGTGTCGGGCCATGTGCGCGACGTGCTCCCGACGTCCGGCAAGGCGGACCCGTTTACTACGTCGGTAGTCCAGCGGGTGCTCAACCACGGCGCGGGACGCATTACGGCTATCAACGAGACGACCCGCGAAGACATCGCCAGGATCATCGCCCAGGGTGTCGCCGATGGCGTGTCAGCTGGTGCGCTGGGCGCGCTGATCGAACAGGCCACGGCCTTCGACCAATACCGCGCCGAGATGATCGCCCGCACCGAACTGACTGCCGCTTACAATGCCGCCGCGCTCGGGTCATATGCCGAAGTCGGTATCGAGATGGTCGAAGCCATTGACGGCGACGAAGATGAGTTGTGCGCCGACAGATTGTCCCGTAACCCGTTCACCATCGACGACGCCGACGCTGAAGATGAACACCCCAACGGCACCCTTGACTGGCTCCCGGTAATAGCATGAGGACGACGCCATGACTACAGAGACCGACGCCGGCAAGGCGCTCCTTCCTATGAAGGCCGAACCGCTGCGCGACTTCGAACTCGCCGATTGGTTCGCTGGTAAGCGAGCGCGACGGTTGCTCGCCATCCCGTTTGGCGGTTCCTTTGCGCCCGGACTGTGGGGCTACGCCGAGGACGGCAAGGGCCGCGACCTGGACGGCGAACTCTTCGACGCGGATACGGATGTCAAGTCCGAATGGTTCACTGAACGCCCAATCGACTGGCATCACTCCAAAGATCCGTCCGGACTCATGAACGGCACGCTGCTGGGCAAGGCGACGGATCTCACAATGGAGTCGGACGGCTGGTGGGTCGAGACTTGGCTCAAGGCCGGCGAGAAACGACTCAAGCTCGTGGAGAACCTCATTGAACGCGGCGCGCCGCTGCGAGGTTCCTCGTGGGCATATCCCAACCTAATCAAGCGGGGCAAAGCCGGTCACATTGACGTGTGGCCGTACTTCGTGCAGACGCTCTCAACATCCCCGCAAAACGACAGGTCGAACTTCGCCTCCGCAAAGGCGGCGCTCGACCTCTTCGATGCTTCGGAGATCACGCTCGACGGTCGCATCCGCGCACTGTTGGGCTCTCTCGACAACCTCCAGACCGGTCCTGCATCCGACCTTACGGGCGACGATGCGGCAAAGGCGGGGCGCGTCATCTCTGCCAAGAACGAGCAGGCGTTTCAGGACGCTATCGACCTCCTCCAGTCGCTGGTGGACTCGATGAGCACCCCGAAGCCGGCTCCCACCAAGGAGACGACGTGACAATGTCCGTCACCGAGTTGGACGAGAAGATCGGCCAGCTCACTCACAGCATTACCGAGATGGTCGGCGTCATGCAGGAGTCTCAGGCGTCTGACAAGGCGCGTTGGGACACTGCCGACACTGAACGCACTCGACTCGCAGGCGAACTCGAAACCCTCAAGGAAGTCCGCGAGGGCGAGGTTCGGCGCGAGAAGACCGAGAAGGCGATGGCCGACATGACAGCGTTCATGTCTACCGTGCGCACTCCAAGCAAGGCAGGCCTCGCCGGCAACGGACGCTCGGCGCCCGCAGAGGACGAGGGCTTCCTGAAGGCCATCTTCGAGTCGCACAACGTGGACTATGCGGTCCAGCAGGCCGGTAAGGCGAAGGTCGCTGAGCTTCACCTGCAGCGGTTCGAGCGTGGCGCGGCTCGCATAATCGACATCGACGACGACGGCAAGGCCACCCTCGGCGGCACGGGCGTGATCGGCACGACCGGCCCCCTGGGCATGTACATCGCGCCGAACTACTTCGTCGATGCTCTCGTCACAATCGCGACACCGCTCAACCCGTTCCGCGGGCTGATGACGTACGTCGATGGCGTCGGAACTCCTGGCGTCAGTATCCCGGTCGAAGCGGCCACTCCGCTCCGGGCCACCGTGTCCGCGTGGGGTAACACGAAAGAGAACATCGACGTCACGCTCGCGCGGTACGATGCCGTCTTCTACACGCTGGCGCGCATCCACGACGTGTCCAATCAGTTGCTCCGGTACTCCCGGGGCGCTGCCGAGAAGATGATGATCTCCCGGTTGGGTCGAGCATTCGGACTCGGCGAGGCGTACTACATCCTGAGTGGTGCGGGTACGACTGAGCCGACGGGCCTCATCACCGCTCTCGCCGCGTCCGGCGCGTTCGATACCGCCGACATTGCCGGCTTCGCCACTCCTGGCGCTGCAGTCTATGGCGCGATCGCCAAGGCCGTGGGCGCTCTTGAGCAGCGTGCCCGGCGCGTCGATGGCATCATCATGAACCCGAACGACTTCTGGACGTATCTCGCCCTCGAAGGTTCGGCGGTTCGGCCGTACCTGAACAGCTACATGGCGGGTCAGCCGCTTCCGGCGGTCAACAATCCGCAGTCGGCGCTGTTCGAGGCATCCATCACCCGCAACGCGAACCTGGCCGCTGGAACCGCCATCGTTGGCGAGTTCAAGTCGGCCGAGGTCTACACCGGGCTCGGCTATCGCATCGACACGAGCGATCAGGCGGGTACCCGGTGGGACAACAATTTGACGGGTTTCCGCGCGGAAGAGGAATTCGCCTTTAATGCGACGCCATACGTCGTGGCGGGCATGTTCCAGCGCATCACCTCTGTTGGCACGTGATAACTAACCCCTAGTCAATCGTGGGGCCGGAACTCCCGGCCCCACACCCCACAGGAGGCCAGATATGGCAAAGACGCAAACGGCGACAGTCACGCTGAACAGCGGCAAGATCGCTACGCTCACTCGCAAGGACGGCGTGGTGCCGACGGTGGATATCGTCGAAGTCGCCAAGAACTACCACTCCGCACTTCCCCCCACCGGTAACGCTGAGTTTGTCAAGATCCAGTAATGTCCCGCCCCGGCCCGGAGACACCTCCCTCTGGGCCGGGGCACAACGGAGGTAGAAGTGATAACCCTGGCGATGCTGGTCCGGGATCCGCAGATAGACCGGCTGGCGGCCCTGTTGGAGTACGTCAAGCCCGTCGTGGGCCAGGTTGTCATCGTTGTGGATGACCGCACCTCGCAGCGCGACCGCGACTTCATGGCGTCATGGGGCGCGGAACTCGTGCCGTTCACATGGTGCGACGACTTTTCAGCCGCGCGCAATGCGGCCTTGACGCACGTCAAGGGCGACTGGACGCTCATGCTCGACCCTGACGAACTACCGACCCCTTCGATGATGGCGTTCCTGGCACAAGTGGACGCCTCCGAGTGGGGCGACGTGCCGTGGTACGGCACCGTTTACTATGCGCCGCGCGGTTATTTGTTCTGGCGCGCCAACTACTTCGCCGGCGTCCGTGGGGAGTTCGGCGAGGACCAATGGCACTGCCGCCTGTTCCGCTCGGGTTTGGGCGCCTGGTATCGCCCGGTTCACGAACTCGTACTGCTCGATGGACGGCCCGAGAACCAGACACGCAACACACCTCTGCTCCCGAAGGCACCGCGCTCGGCGTATCTCATCCACTCCAAGCCCGAAGATCGCATCGCCGCCGACGACGCGCTGTACGGGAGACTGGCGTCATGATCCAACTGCGCACGATCGACGATCCATCGGGCAGGCTCACGGCCATCGAGGGCGACGCCATCCCGTTCCCTGTTCGGAGAGTGTTCTACATCACAGACGTTCCCGCTGGGGCTTCGCGCGGCGGGCATGCGCAGCGCACGATGCAAGAGGTAATCATCGCTATCTCTGGTTCGTTCGACGTGAGCACGTACGATGAACATGGCCCGCACCGCTGGCAGCTCAACCGTCCCACGGTTGGGTTGCATGTTCCGGCGAACGTATGGCGCAGCCTGTCCAACTTCAGCTCGAACTCCGTTGCTCTAGTTCTGGCGTCCACGCAATATGACGAGGCCGACTACATCCGCGACTTCGAGCTGTTCAAGGCCGGGCTGGAGGTACTGGAGGAGCCGTACTTCGAACGCCGCGCAAAGACGCACTCACTGGAAGAACTCCAGGGCGTCCGATGATCGCCGGCGCAACTGTGGAGGACCCGCTTTGATACTCACCGGACGTTACGTCAGTCTTCGGCCGCTCGTACCAGGCGACGCCGAGATTACGCATAAGTGGCGCGAGTCCCCGCGGGCGTTCCTGCTGAACCGCGGCGCGCGGAACGTCGAAGAGCAGCGCGCATGGATCGCCTCGCGGCCCGACACTGAGTACAACTTTATCCAGCAGCTCGTGACGGGCGAACCCGTGGGGATGCTGTCTCTCGTGGAAATCTCGCACACTCACAAGACGTTCGAGATGGGCCATTTCCTGATCGGCGAGCCCGAACTCGTGAAGCCCTACGGAAATGGAGTGATTGCCGCCGAAGCGTCGCGCTTGCTATACGACTACGCCTTCGACGTGCTGAAGCTCCACAGCCAGCATGGCCCCATCGCCTCCGAAAACACCGGCATGCTCGCATGGGCTAGGTACATCGGTGTCAAGGAAGAAGGACGGCTCAAGGACTTCTACTTCCTGAACGGACACTACATGGACGCGGTGTGGATGGGCTGCACGCAAGACGACTATCGCAACATCATGCGCCCGCGACTCAGCGGGCTGATTGGAGACTAACGTGGAAGCACTTGTCATCGCCGCAGTCAAGCGGGCGTTCCAGCTTCAGGGCGACGGCAGCGTGGACGTTACGCCGTCCACCGTTGTCTATGGTCCAGACTCCGATCTGGACTCGCTAGGGTTTATCTCCGCCATCCTGGAGGTGGAGGACGGCCTGCGCGCCAAGGGCGTCACGCTGAACCTGAACCCGGACGGCACGTTCGATCCCGCAGAGCGTTACGCCACCGTGGCGACGTTCGCCGCCTATCTGGAGAACGCATGAAATACGAGGGGCTGAGCGTTGTCATCACCGGGGCCAGCCGTGGGCTTGGCTTGGAACTTGCGGATCACTTCGAGGGCGCCAACGTGTTTGATCTCAGCCGGACGAACGGTTGCGACGTGAGCGATCCCGCAGCGGTGCGCGCGACTCTGCCTCCGCACGTTGACATCCTTGTGAACAACGCCGCCGTCGGCTCCGCGTCCTATGCTGCTGCCACGCCTGACGGTATCGCGCGTGAGACGGTACTCACAAACTTGCTCGGGACGTTCAACTGCTCCGTCGAAGCGGCCAAGCGTATGCGCTCTACGGGTGGACGCATTATCAACATCGGCTCGATTGCCGTGCCATTCGAGGACGCCGGAACCGCGCTCTACACCGCAACGAAAGCCGGTTGTGAGGCCATGACGGGCGTACTCGCCAAGGAGTTCGCACCGTGGGGCGTCACGGTAAACACGGTGGGCGTCTCGGCGCTGCCTACCGCGATGTGGGCCGCGCATTCCGAAGCGACTCAGAAAGCCATCCTGTCGCGGCTGCCGTTGGGCATGGCGACGTTCGAAGACGTGTTCGCCGTGGTGGACTTCTTCTGTTCCAGCCCATTCATCACGGGACAGACGATCTACCTCGGAGGTGCAAGGTGAAGAGGCAGATGAACAAGCGGTACTGGCGTATGGAAGTCGAATGGGTGGATAGCCACGTCTCCGACGGTGGATGGCACCCCTGTAAATGGTATGTCCGAAACAAGAAGAACCGACGCCCGGTCATGGTGTCAGTGGGTTTCGTTCTCGCCGACGATAAGGCGGGGATCGTTCTAGCCAACAGCGTCGATCCCCGCTATAACGCGGCGTGCGGCGTCATCATGATCCCGGCTGGAGCCGTACTCACTCGCAGGAGACTTCGGTGAATACAGTGCACGTCCTCCCGGATTGGCAGAACCATTCCCCTAACCCGTTTTGCTGGTGTGGACCTAGCAAGGAGCCTGTCCCGCCTAACGGGGAGTTGTGGGTACACCGTGCCGCGAATGATGACGAGCCTATCTACGATCCCGCCAAAGACCCCGCCGTAGCAGACCCGAACAGGCACTGGCTCGTATTGGAGGCGACATGATCGGCATACTCGGAACCGGCCGCGCGATGGGATCGAAGCTTCTCTCGAACGAGGAACTCTGCCAGACGCTACCCGTTACACCGGAGTGGATCGTCGAAAAGACTGGTATCAAGCAACGCTACATGGCGGTGGATGGCGAGACTGTCGCGTCCTTGGCCCTACAAGCCGCCAGGAAGGCCCTAGAAGCGGCGCAAGTCTCCCCGGAGCAGATAGGGCTCACTATCGTCGCAACGTTCAGCCACGACTACCTTTTCCCGGCCGCGAGCGCGAAGCTCCACCACGACCTAGGACTGAAGGGCGGGCAGTTCTTCGACCTCCAAGCCAACTGCTCTGGGTTCGTCGCGGCGCTCGGAGTGGCGACGGATCGGATGACAGTAGACCCCACGGTTCACTACGCGCTAGTGGTGGGTTCGGAAGTCGTGGCGGACTTCATTGACAAGACGGATGAGAACACGGCCCCGTTCTTCTCTGACGGCGCGGGCGCGGTTGTCTTGGGCCCCGCGGATGTTGGGTTCGTGGCGAACGCTTACTACGCCGACTCTTCGGAATATGAGGCGGTGCGCTGCAAGCGCGGGACGGCGTTCCCGCATATCGAGCAGTACGGCTTCGCCACAGGCAAGCAAGCACTCGCGCACCTGCCGCGTACGGTTTTACGTGCGCTCGATAAGGCGCATTGGGACGTGGCGGACGTGGATTGCTTCATATTCCACCAGGCCAACCTGCGGCTCATTGAGTTCTTGTGCGGCATACTTCATGTGCAAATGAACAAGACGTATACCAACGTCGAAACGGTGGGCAACGCCGGCGCGGCTTCGGTGCCGATCGCGCTCGCGGACGCCGTAGAGGCCGGCGCTATCAAGTCGGGTTCGAAGGTGTGCTTCGCCGCCGTGGGCGCGGGCTTCGGGTTCGGCGCGTCCTGTTGGATCATGCCGTGATAACCATCATCACACCCACGTACAACCGGCCGGGCCTGTTGTTCAGCCGGTGCGTCCCGTCCGTCCTGGCCCAGACGTACACGGATTGGGAGATGCTCATTGTCGGGGACGGATGCGCACCTGAGACTGTCGCCGCCATCGAGGCCGGCATCGCGGATCACCGCATCTCGTTTGTCAACCTACCCCGTCAGGCGTACCCGGAGAACGATCCCGAAGCGGCTTGGCGGCAGACTGCCGTGAACGCATCTAATTGGGGGATGGATCATGCACGCGGCGAATGGATCACCGGCCTGGCGGATGACGACGAACTTCCCCCCGACGCCCTATCCGTGCTCCTGGCGGCTACGGACGGCGTGGATGCAGTCTATGGACGGGCCGAGGTTGTGGGATGCGGGTTCATCGGAGCCTACCCGCCCCGAGAAGGACAGATCCAGTCTTTCATGTGCCGAGCCGGACTCCCGCAACGCCTGAAGGTATCGAACTACCCATCCGACTGGGCGCTCGTGGCGCAGATGCTCGCGGACGGCGTGACGTTCGGGTTCGTGCCGGATATCGTCTATCGCTACTTCCCCAACCTACACGTTCCGAGAGTGGACGCATGATCGCCGCCGTCATCCCAACTCGGTTTCACCCGCCGCAGCTCGACCCGCTGATTGCGCTGCTGGAGGCCGACGGCGTAGAGGTGCATCTGCTGGAGTCCGCCGACTACGAACATCGGATCTACCGAATGTGGAATGAGGGCGTTCGGCTTGCGGGGAACGTGGACCATATCGCCATCTTGAATGACGATATAACCATCCTCCCCGGAACGCTGCCGCTCATGGCGCACGCTCTGGATACCGACCTGTTAGTGGGCGTCGTATACCCGGACGTGAGCGTGGGCTTTGGCAGTCTGCCAATCGAGCCGCTCACCCTACAGGCCACCGAAGGATCGTGGGGCCGCGGCGGCATGGCGGGGTTCTGCTTCATGTTCCGCGCACCCGTCAACCCGCCGGTATTCGACGAGTCCTACGGATGGTGGTTCGGCGACGACGATTTTGAGGAGCGTGTCCGTGGCGCCGGGCGGCTCGTGTGCCGCATCCGGGGGTTGCCGATCATTCATCAGGTGGACGGCTCGGCCCGCAAGGTGTGGGACGAGAAGGGGCCTATCACGGCTGCCGATCAGCGACTTTGGGACGCACGTCACAGAGAAGAGAGGGCCGCCGGATGACGACCCTCTCTCTTGCCTTGCCTTGCCATGCCCCGCCCAGCCGAGCCGTGCCAAGCCTCGCCTTGCCATGCCCTGCCGCGCTAGAGCAGACCCTCCTTTCGGAGGACTTCCTCTATCTGTCGGATGCGGTGCTCGTGGGCCACGATAGCCCAAAGCGCGAAGGTGGCCTTTTGCTCCGTGTCCCACTCCGCCAGTCCGGTCCCGGAGAGCTTCTCCAGGTCGGTCGCGGTGAGGACGCGGGTTGCGATAGCGAGCTGGCGGCGGCTCTTGCGCCGGTGAGCGACGGAGAGGCGAACATGCTCATTGGCCTCCACCACGCGGTAGCCGGTCCCAGGGACGGCCTCAAGCCAACGATGCTTGATAGAACCAAGATCCTGCCGGGCACGGTACAGCGGCCCGCGGTTAGGCTCAAAGGGTCGGCCGAGCAACTCGGCAATCTGAGCGTAAGTGATAATCGCGCCAAAGTCGGCGTCGGCGAGCAGGTCTTCGTAGATCATGCGCCACTCGGGGCGGTCGCCCTTGGACGCGAACAGCGGGGCCATCTAGGATACCTTCGCAGAGAAGCGGCCGAAGCCGAGCTTGCGGGCATCGCCGATGCCGTAGAACCGGCCGGCGCGGTCGGCGATCTTGGCGAGGTCTTCGATCTTGAGTTCGAGCGTTTCGAGCTCGACCGTGACCGTGACCGACCACGGGGGCCGGAAGATTGGACGAGTTCGGGCCACGCGCACGCGGCCGATGACGACGGTGCGATGGTCGATATTCGCCTCGCGGTAGAGCTTCGAGGGCTCCTTCGGGCCGTCATAGACCAGAGCGGCCTTGTCGTCCAGGATCGTGACGGCGCGGTAGAGCAGGTCGCCTTGCTTCCACGCTGTCGCGGAGTCGCGCAGCGAGCGGATAACGTTGATTGTCGGGACGTAGACGCCGAACCCCTTTTCGTAGTAGAGCCCGCCCATCCATTCGAGTTGGGCAAGTTGCTCCTGCTCTTCGGGAGTCTTCTTGCGCTTCTGCGCAAGTGGGTCCAGCGCCCGCTTCATCGGGTCCAACGGATCGGCCAGCCGTCCGTTGTGCATGAGCAACGGGGATCGTCCCGTCAGTTCGATAGTGGCTTCCATAGCGCTCCTTGCCTTGCCCTGCCCGGCCTTGCCCCGGCCCGTCTTGACCCGCCCGGCCTAGCCGTGTCCGCCCTAACGAGCGGCCGGAGAGTCCGAAGGCTCTCTCGTCGGTCGTTAGACCTTGCCTTGCCTTGCCCTGCCTGGCCGCGCCTTGCCCTGCCTGGCCGCGCCTTGCCAAGCCTTGAGCCCGTATCTAAACACGGTCTGTTCTCCGTGTCAACTGTGAGGAACGCCGCATGAGTCGCATCTTGTTCTTTGGCGACATGGCGGGAACGGGCTTCGGCACGGTCACGGCGGATCTCGGCCGGGCTATGCTCAAGCTCGGCGAGGATGTGCGCTTCCTGTCGATCAACGAAACCGGCGACAAACTGCCCGAGCCACTTGCCAGCCGGACGTTCTCGATGGGCCACGCCGACGGTTGGATACACGTCCCACAGAACGAGGAGGACGCCCGCGAGATGGTCGAGCGACTGACCGGACTCTTTACCGGGGCCAGTTTCCCCGATGGATGGAAACCCGAAGCCGCGATCCTGCTCGGCGACCCTGAGTCGGTCAAGCGTTCGTCTATCGTCGGTTTCGTCCCCAAGGGGTTTCCTGTCTTCCATTACGTGCCGATCGAAGGCGTCGGGTTGCCGCCGCGCTGGAAGGAAGCCATTTGGAGCCGTCTCGTTCCGGTTGCCATGTGCGAGTTCGGGGCAGACGAGATTGAGAAGGTCACGGGAGTCCGTCCGGCGGTGGTTTATCATGGGGTGGATACGCACGTCTTTCATCCCATTAGCGCGGTCAATCCGATGGTGCTCAAGACAACCGCCGAGATTACGACGCTCCGCTCTAAGGACGACTGCAGGCGCTTCTTTGGGTTCGAGCCCGGACGCGTCTGGTTGCTGAGAACGGATCGGCATATGCCGCGCAAACGATACAACTCCATGCTGCGCTCACTGGTGCCGGTCCTGGAACGCAACTCAAAGGTTGACCTGGTGATCCACTGTCGGACTGAGGACATGGGCGGCGACCTGCGGGACGCACTTTCGAAGTTCCCCGAGTGGGTGAGTCAGCGGGTCATTCTGACAGGCCTCCATGACGCCTTTGGCGGAGTGCCGCGCGAGGTTCTTGTAATCCTTTACAACGCGGCGGACCTGTACGTCTCCAACTGCGCCGAGGGCTTCGGGTTGTGTATCGCCGAGGCGCTGGCGTGTGGCATCCCCGCCGTGGGCGCTAATTTCTCAAGCGTGCCCGAAGTGATCGGTCCCGCAGGTGTGACGGTCGAGCCGGTCGAGCTCTTTGAGAACGAATACGACTACTTCTGGGGCGTCGCGCAGGAGGAAGCCTTCGGCGCGGCCGTCGAAGAACTGCTCAACCGGCCGCTGCACATGGCGCATCTCGGCGCCAAGGGCACGGATCATGTCCGCCAGACGTTCCGCTGGGACACCGCGGCTCGCCAATTCAGCGATCTTGTGAAAGCCGCTACGCGGCAGGAGGCTGCAGCATGACCGCCGTCGTGCGCCCCGTCCTTGGCTCGGCTGCGTTCCAAGCCGCGACCTCCTTCGATGCTGCCGGGGAGGCTCGTCTTGCCCCCTACGGCCCCGCGCAGCAGCAGGCGCCCTACGTTTACGACGACTTCGACCGGGCGGACGGCACGATCCGGGGGATGGTTACGCCGACCGGGCAGACGTGGGGCACAACAGGCACGGGCTACCTGACGGCGGCGATAGTCAATCGGAGACTGAGCAGCGCAGACAACGTGTACGCCAGCTTGGCTTATGGGGCACCCGTCAATCGCATCAGTGGGACGTTCTCCGTTTCTCACGGCATCGGAGCGGATATTCGGACCACGACGGCCCTAGCTCTCCATGCTACCCGCGACGGCGGCCTTCTGAACATGCTCCACCTCCAAATCACGGGCGTGAGCTGGACCCTGGATAAGTATGTGGACGGGTCGATCACGGCCGCCATTCTGGTGGGTACATACGATCTCATCAACGACGTGCCGTACAACATCGCAATGGAGATCAGCGGCAACACCGTGACGGTCTACCCGCCGCAGGGCGTTCCTGTCAGCATTACGGATGCCGATGTCAGCACCATCGCGGCGGCATGTGGAACCTGGCAGATCATCCCCACTACGGATGCTCTTCTCGGCCGATGGTGGCGTGTTTCGATGGGGCCAGACCAGCAGGGCCGCGCGGCGGCGGCGATCGGAGCGGCCCCTGCCGCCGAGGTTGGTTGGTTGCACGGGGCGGCGCTCACGAGACGCCAGAGAGTGGCGACCACCCTCACTGGCGGAGCGGGTTGGTATCGCATCGCCATAACCGATGTCGGTTTTATGGGTGGAGCGATCTGTGGATTTCTAAGCATCTCTGCCAGCGACCAGTACACAAACAACTCCGCTAGGGTCGTTGTTGAGGGGGGTTATGGCGGCGCTGGAACCCTCGTAGAGCAGTTGAACCATAACTACACCGCCAACACCATCGACAAGGTGAGATTGAGTTATGACGGCCCGGCCTACGCCGTGGCGCTCGATGTCCATGTGCCCAACGCCTACGGCGGGTCGGTGTTGGTCACATTCGATTTCGAGGGCTACTTCACGGTAGTTTCGCAGCCCGTGGTCGGCGCGACCGTTCTCGCTACCGGCAACGTGGTCCTTTCGCTCTAGGAGACTTCTGACATGCCGATAATCGCGCAAGGCACACCCGGAACCCTCGACGCTGTTGTTGGCAGTACCTACCCCGCCGACTTCGATGCTTCGCCCGTTCCGACAGTCACCGTGCAGACGCTCCTCGGAGTAGCGCAGGCGGGCTTCCCTGCGAGTCCCCTGGTCCACGACGGGCTGGGGCTATATCACTACGTCTGGAACGTCCCTGCGGCTCAGGCTATCGCGACCTACGACGTGCATTTCCAGGGCAACGTCGGCGGCGTGGCTTACGACGGCTGGGATACGGTCGAGGTCGTGGCAGCGGGGTCGATACCCAGCGGCGGATTCGTGTCCGAGGCCGACGTCCGCGACTACATGGAACTCAACGGCGTCAGTTCACTGAGCAAGTACAGCAGCGCCGGCATCTGCTCGAACATCCGCGCCGCATCGGCCACTCTAGAGCTGCTGACTCACCGCTACTTCGCCGACCGGCCTGCCGCAACGTACGTCTTCACGTCCGAGGGTCGGGCACAGTTCTTCATTCCCGGCATACGCAACGTGACGAGTGTCACTTGGCAGGGTGCGCCCATGACGTTCGCAGTGCCGCCGTCCAATAACGGGGCATGTTGGTTCCTCCCCGATATTCAGCAGTCCGGCATCTATACCGGCTTCCAGCTCCGCGTCTTCCGCTCGGAGGGAATGGGCAACTACCTAGCCAACCCGAACTGGTTCGATCAGGCGGCCGATTCGCCGTTTCACCCAGCCAACCGCGGCGGCGGTGTCAATCAGCACACTCTCCCCAACGACGTAGCGATCCTCGGCGATTGGGGCTACGCTGATACGAGCCTGCCCGAGCCGCTCCTGCTCGCAACAAAGGTCCTGGCGTCCTGGTATACGATCCGGCCGGCGTCGCTCCTGGCGAACATCTCGCTTTCACCGCAAGGCGTCGTGTCCAACTACGGCGAGTTGCCCCCTGAGGTAGTGGACTTCGTGCGCGAGTGGCGGATCGGCGAGCAGGCGGTGATGATCCAGTGAGCGAAACCATCCAGGGTTACGCGCAGCTTCAGGCCCGCATCGCCGCGCTCAAGAGCCCGACATTGGGTAAGGCGATCATGGGCTCGCTGGCTGCTGCTGCGAACAAAGAGCAGCGGCAACTCGTGTACGAGCGCGTCCATCGCCGCACGGGTGCGGCGGGCTCCGGTGGCCCTAATGGGTTGATTAGGGTTCTCAATGTAACTGCTACATCGGCCCAACTGGAAGCCCGCGGCGTCGCGGCCTATATCGACACGGGCACGCGCGCCCATGTAATCCGGCCGAAGAACAAGAAGGCCCTGTTCTTCTCGGCTACCGGACTCGGTACGCGGCTATCGGGCGCCGTGTCCAGTCGCTTCCGTGGCGCGAAGGGCCTAAGCCGTTCTCACAATGTCAACATCGGGACGTTCGATACAGGCGGCGGAAAGGCTACCGCCGATATTGGCCTCACGTTTGCTAAGGTCGTGCATCATCCCGGAACAAAGCCGCATCCGTTCATGATGCAGGGCGCGCAGCAGGCGATCTCGAAGGCCGGCCTGGCCGATAGGGTAATCGCAGTCTGGAACGGCGCGAAATGACAGTCCCGGTCGTGGTCATGCCGACACTCTCGCAGACGGATCGTCAGGATATCCATTCGGGCGTGCTGGCGATGCTCAACCTGTTCACCGCGACCTACGCCACGGACCCACGGTTCGGGGTGGGCGGCATCCAGCGCGTGAACTACCACGCTTTGCCACGACTTCGCACTGGCGAGGGGCCGTTCGTCTATCTCTCGGGCATCACTGAAACAGTGCACCACGACCCGGGCGCCCGAACTACCACGTTCAAGGGTTCCTTCGGATACGTGGATACGCTCGTCAACCCGGAAGACACGGATGATCGCGTGAACGCGTGGGCCGACTTCATGCGGGATGTTTGCACCGTCAATGCGCGGATGCTCCCCGTGGGGACATTCCAGGAGGTTGGACTTCATGAGGCCGAGATGCCTGAGGGCGGACCGGCCGACCTAACGAACGTGCTCCTGGAATGGGAGTTCGTCATTCAGGAAGGGCGGCTGTAACCGCCAGGGAAAGGAGAAAACCCGGTGCCTATCACCGCCATTCCGGGCAGCATAAGGCTGCGGAACTTTCAGATGGGAGCGGAGGTCACGTTCGCAACGACTGCCGTCGCCACCCGCAGATACCCGTGGAAGTTCACTCCAACCGTTGAGCCGCACTGGACGTTCCCCGATGTGGACGGCGGCAACATCGACCGGCCGATCGCGCCGTATCCCACGGCCTACGATTACACCGGATCCTCGGACGGGCCGCTGAACTACAACGACCTGCCGGCACTCATGACGGCGCTGTACAAGCCCGTTACCCCGGTAACGTCCGGGGCGACAACCTGGACATGCCAGCCCGCCTCGGTGACACAGGACAACTTCCAAACGTTCACCGCCGAATGGGGCGACGAAACTACCGACCAACTCCGCTTCCGGGGTGGGTTGCTTGAGCAGCTCGTTCTCACGGCACCCGACGATCAGGGACCGGTCACGCACACGGGTTCCTGGCGCTTCGCCGCGCTGGATTACCCGCAGGCCCCCACGGGGTCACTCTCAGTCGATCCCTCCCCGACGCCGTGGATGTCCACCGATACCACGGTCTATCTCGACGCGACTGCCGGTGGCATCGAAGGCACCGCGCTCACAAACGCCATTCATTCCTGGGTCCTGACAATCAAGAACACGATCGACGTGAAGCGGTTCCAGAACGGCTCGAACACTCGCCTGGTGGCTTCCGGCTACGGGCGCGGCTTGCGAACGGTGGAGTTCAAGATCACCGGCGCCAAGTCCGCGGCCATCCTCACGGAGATCGCGAACTTCCTGAACTCAAACCCGCAGCAGCGGTTCCTCGGTATCAAGACGCAATCCCCGATCATGGCATCGGGCGCCACGAACTACTCCAGCGACCTGCGTTTCGCCGGTTACTGGACGGTTCACGCGGACACCACGCACGGCGCGGCCAACACCGCCGCCGAACTGACGTGCAACAACGTTTACAATCCCACCCTCACATACGCCCAGAAGTGGGTAGTGGTCAACGCTCTGGCTTCGCTCTAGGAGGAACGCATGGAAACCAAGCGCGTAGAGGTGAAGGCGTGCTCGTGCCCGGGCACGCCCCACCCTCAGGATTGGGTCGAGTTCCCCGCGTCACTCACTGTCGAGATGGGCGCCGAGGCAACATTCGCTTTGCAGCAGACGCTCCAGAACGAGTCATACCGCGGCGCCGCTCAGGCCGTGTCGGCCGTCGAAGGCATCCTCGCGGGGGTGTGGCTGCGCCATGTCGTCGCGTGGTCGTTCCTCGAACCCGACGGGACGGGCGCGGTATTGCCCGTCCCGATTACCGCCGAGAACGTCGAGCGTCTCCTGCCGTGGAATGACGGCGGGGACGTGGCGATCGAGTTCGCGGACAGCCTCTACTCGGAGGATCTGACGCGCCCTTTAGTCCGCAGACGACAACTGCTCTCGCAGGCTGGGCACAACGAGCCATTGACATCTCCGAGCCCGTCCTCTGGGCCGAAGCCCCCGAAGCCCTCCAGACGATCCTCGCGGACCGCTACGGCTGGGAGGAAGTCAGGACAATGACGTTCTACGAGGCGCGCCTGAGCTTGCAACTGATTGCAGAGATGCGATCGGGCAACGCCGTGCGCCTCAGCAACGCCCTCGCGCAAGCGGAACGCCAGGCGGAAGATGCGGCCTTCGCCGCGGGGGTGCCCGATGGCTATCGCTGACACCGCGCAGCTGGTAGTTGAGCTGACGCTCAAGGACTCCCTCTCTTCCGCGGCCACGGGCGTTCAGGGTGCGATGTCTCG